GCCCATTTCTCTGGGACAATGAAACGCCTGTTCCATAAATCCCGGAAATGAATTGTTGATTTGATCAGCTAGAGAATCATACAAGGCAATACAAGTTTCAGTAGACCACTCCATGCGCCCTGCTTCTACTTCTTTTTTCAGCACAGGCCAAGCTGAGAAATAACAGGAATCAGTATCACCGTAGATCACTGCTTCGCCCACGTGATCATACACGCCGGTAATACACTCATTTAGGTATGCATCCATGTGTCGAGCAATTGCACGTCCAGTCAGAGTGGTTGACTGACCAATACGCTTGTCAAAAAATCTACAGCCAGGATTAAGAATAGCTCCATACAGACTGTTCAAGTTAATTTTTTTCACAAGCTGTCGCTTGTCCCAGAACGCAATTTCTTTGGGATCTTTAGCGTCTTTTTTCTTGGCCTGCAACTCTTTACGTTCTGCATACCAACGTTCCAACAGTCCAGGAATAATGCCTTTTTTCTCATAGGTAAGAATGGTGCCATTGGCAGTGAGAATCCAAGGCTGATTACTGTCAAATATCAAAGTCCAAATCTGAGCAGCCGAGTGTGTGCTTTCGGTACCGTCCTGCCAGTCAATTGTGATTTCTGTACCTACTTCTGAATTCATCACAGCGGTATATTCAAAGCTGCCAAACAACCCTTCCCAGGCAGCCGCAAAGGAGTCTCCTTTGGACATTCGATCACGTATGTATTGATTGGTAATGGTTTGACGCAGTTGACCCACAATGGTCTCTGGGCCCATGTTCATGGCACGAATAGCCGATGGGTACAAACTGTTGATATCCACACTACCTACCCATTCGTGTATGCCTTTTTTGGGATAGGCCACATAGGCACCTGCTGCCTGATTGTCCTCACTGTCACGCCGTGGCACACGGTTGGGTACCACCATGCCACGCTCGTGTGCCTCCACAATAATAGCCTGTTCGGTCACTGCCACAGCACCCATAGTGGTCTGTAACAACACAGTGTTGGCATGTGCCAGTTCATTGGCCAAATCCAAGAATCGCAACTTCTGATCTAGACGATGCAACAGCGCAGTATCCTGCCGGTTGTATTCAATAAATGTGCGAAAATGCTGGTTATACAATTGATCCAGAGTGCCTTCGAATTGTGTTTTGCGTTCGCCCAGTTCATGTTCAGCAATGGCGTCCAGGCTGTAGCTGTGACGTTCTTCATAGGTATACTTGCGATACAACTGCATGTAGTCCATGTGTACGCGACCGATCAAGTCGTATGTTTCTTGTTCAGCACCAAAGCGTTCGAACATGCGCTTCTTGGGCAACTGCCCCCACAAACAGAACTTGCGAGTATCATCTTTTGACAGCACTCGAGTGATGCGGTTCACTGTGTAAGGTATGTCATAGCCTTCTGAATTCCAACCACTGAGCACATCAGCGTCGTCGATCAAGTCTAAAAATGTCTTGAGCATTTCTGCTTCTGACTCAAACAACACAGTGTTGTCAAATTCAGATACCAAGTCTTGAGCAGTGGCCATGCTCATGTGTCGCGGAGGGACAGCCAAGGTCACCAGTTGATCTAACCAATCCAAATATACTGAAATAGCTGTGATTGGGTTGAAAGGATCGCCCACTGGGGAGAAGCCACGCTCTTTGTCAAAGTCTACTTCAATGTCAAAAAACGCTGTTTGTAGTGCAGGAGCGTCATGCCCTTTGTAGTGCTCTTCTAGACATCTGAAAATTGGGTTAATGTCACTTTCATACAACTGCTTGTTGGAATGAATGCGAATTTCTTTGCGAAACTCTTTGTTGTTTCTAGTGCTGAATCTTGACACCGGAGTGCCATAGATGCTGAGAAATTTGCCTCGAGGGTCGTCGTAATAAAATACGTAATTGGCTGGATACTCTTGGTATCTGCGAACGCCATCTCGGCGTTCTACCACGTGAATACGATCGTGCTCACGATCAAATAGTGCATCAATATAACTCATTTGTCTCCGTTTGTGGCCGGTATAGCCTTGTTACATGTTCGTAATGTGAACGACTCAGGTGATTGTACTACTTATCTTTGTAAATGTCAATCTACTTTTCTTGCTGGAACACCAATGTACATACCAGGAATTGAAATATTTTTAACCAACACTGCACCAGCAGCTATTTGCACATGATCGCAAATACAAAGATTGTCAATCGCAGTGCTGTGTATTCCAAAATAACAAAAGGACCCAATTTGAGTACTACCAGCAATTGTAACACCGCCACTCATGAAGGTACCTTGCCCTACGGTAGAATTATGTCCAACAAACGTTTGACCATGTAATATGATATCTTTGTCCAAGAAAGTTTTAGGGTATATTGTACAATTTGGATAAATGAAAATACCACCAGCAACAGCATCGGCACCATAGAAAGTTGTTGGATGTATAAAACTGAATCTTTTTGCTTGCAAGTGGTCTAATTTTTCGCTGACTCTCTCACGTAAGTCAAAATCCTTCACGACTAAATTGATATATTGCTCATCAGCTGATGATTGATTCAGAAATTCTTCAGGGGTGATCGAGTCAAGAGAAATATTGTGTTCTTGCAACAAAAAAGTTTGTAAATCTAGCAATGTGTTGGTTGCGTAACTTATTGCAATACAAAGTTTTGTAGAGTCATGAATCAGCATAAATTTTCAAAAAATGTTGTGCAGTCTGATTTAAAAGATTTATTGAATCTAACTAATAAATTCTGATTAAATTCAGCTGCTTGCTGTAATCTAGTGTACAATGCTGGAGTATATTCAATCTTGCCCAGCTGTTGAGCTAAATCTAGCAGCACTGATTGGCGTTCAATTGCGAAATCAATGTTGTCATAACCATGATCAACAATATCATCTAACACATCGAATCCCATGTCTCTAAGATGTGCTACCGCTCCTTTCATGGCAAACAAAATCCATGGTCTCGGTAACTTTAAACATCGAAAAATTTTTTCACTATATGTTACATACCTGTTATCGTGAAAATACGTTTCTAACACAATACTAAATTTTGTCTTCATAACAGCATTGTTGAGATTAGAATCATCAAAATTTTTAAATGGAACTTTTGATTTAATGTAATCGTGTTCTAGTTGGAAAACTTTACAATGTTTTTCAAATTGGTCATTGAAAATTTCAATTGGCATTGTTGTTTTTGAATACTGGCCAAGAGAATGATGACGAGAAACATCCATGTTAAAACTAACTAGTCCTTCGGTAAAGATATTTCGTCGAACCAGTTGATAAAGCCAACTCTGCCGAGTTGCATCCATGCGATTAATAAAACAATTAAAGGCATGCGTAGGTTCTAGTCCCGGATCAAATTTAAGCTCAGTTGAATACAACCCACCCCAGCAAGAGTCAGGGAGTTGTTTTACTTGATACTTGTGATATACACCATTTTGAATTTTGTTAACAGTAACTAATATTTCTTCATCTTTTAACTGATCACCAATTGCAAATCCTTGATCAATGATCGTTAATTTGATATTTTTATTTTTAGTTAACAATTTCACATGCAACTGTTTTAAAAATTGAAGACCAGGCTGGAGATCTTTCCATTCTGCCCAGATTGGTGTAATTGACATTACAAAGTTTTGCCCACAGTCTCAAGAATTGTTTCCAACAGTTCGTGATCTTGTTTGGCTTTGCCAAATTCAGCTTTGTGTGCCAGCTTGATGGCTTTCTTCAACACAGCAGGTTTGATCTCCAATTCTTCTGCAATGGCCTTGATGGTGTCGGTCAGGCCGCCTTGCAGGGTATCAATCTCGTGCATGACCTGCATGCCTTCGTTGATGATTTGGGTAAGTTTGAGTTTTTGCTCGCCGTTAAAAGTTTTTTCAGACATAAAGTTCTCCTTGTGACACAGTATAACTGAACTATATCACAAGGTCAACAGTTTTTTTGGAAATTACTGTGTAGCTGCTTGTTGTCGCCGCCGAACAGCCACCAACTGGGTAACATGTTCGAGTATTTGGGACCTTAAGGATTCATCAACTTGAGTACGAGTGTCAATAAATTTTTTAATTTGTTGTACATCTTGACGACTTTGTGCAGCAGCAATCATTTCGCTCACTTGCTGACTTATGGGTTTTACTCGAGGAGTTTTTGTTCGTTTGATTGTGTTGGCAATTGTGGGCGCACGAGGGGCAGCAGGTGCAGCTGGCATACGTATGGTAGATTCAAAAAGATCATCAAACAACATGTCAGGCTTCGTCGATATAGTCTTGTGAAAGATCTCGGCGGCGGCGGCGTTGTTGAAACAATTTCACAGCCATGTCAGCATGATCTATATTGGAAAAACGTGTGGGCATGCTGCGCCCACTGTGACGTATTTCAAATCCTTGTCCTTCGTTGCCATATATTTCCAAAACAGCGCCGTCTTCCATGGCCACTGTTTTGACTGGTTGCTCTGCCGCTACAGCTTGACTGGCCGCAGTTTGATCAATGTCATGCGCTAGTTCAGTATCGCCTGGATCACTGGGACCTTGTATGGCATCAGGGTCTGTGTCTATTTCTTCGTTCAAATCTAAATCACTGTGATTGAATGCCATGTAACTGTTGCCGTTGACATCGCCGGCACGAACAAGGAATACACCAGCATCGTCGTCACCAGATTCATCTTGACCAATTTCCCAACCCATCATCGTCAAGGTTTTTTGTGCTTTGGCCATTTGTTGTTCTGTGCCATTCCACCATTGTGCAGCCAGTTGACGTAGGATTTCTTCTTCATCAGGTTCACGGTCGTCTCCACCAACTGGTGCAAATTCATCAAGGTCTTCTTCAGCTTTGTTTACAATACCAAGTTCTTTTTTGGCCTTGGTTACCAGGTCCTTGTCAATCTTGTTGCGATCTTCCAGGCGCTCTAGGTAATCCACAAAGTCCTTTTTGACCTTGCCCAACATATCTTCGTCAATTTCTTGCATGGTTTCTGCCAGGCTGCGCTGACGCGGTTCAGCCGAATCGCCTACAAACTTGCCCTTCATGGGATGTTCAGGATCTGTGCCTTTGCCCAGCACAGGAGAAATGTTGTTTGGTTTAAACAGTGCTGCCAATTGATGCACAGACTTTTGTTCAGGGTTCAAACCTTTTTTGACCGACACCGGAGTAATCTTGCCTTCTAGAGTGGCCAAACGGTCCAAGATTGATTTAATGTCGTTGCTCATGCTCGTTGATCTTTCAAGAAACTTCTCAGCATCCATTGATGTTTGCCCATGGCATCAATGCGTCCAGCAATAAAGTCTGCAATGCCTTGACGATTTTCTTGTTCGGCAGCAGCAAAGCATTGATTCAATAGATCAATGATAATTTGTGTGTCAGCAAACAACTCTTCAATCATGAGTCGTGCTCGGGGAATTTTGATTTGTCCTTGGATTA